ACGGTTTAAAACCATACCAATATCATCATATGATGACTCCAGCCGTTGCTATAATTGATTCATTTCTGTAGCAGTTTTCTCAAATACTTTCATTGCTTCATTCAGCTGCTTTACATGACGTGATACTGTCACTTTATCAAACCAATGTTCTGACTCATCCATTGTAACTTGACTAGCCTGTTCAACTATCGACTTAAGACGACTAACGCACTCTTCGAGAGAATCTTCACGATAAATCGCTTCGCTCATATTATTAAAATTAGCTACAGACTCTAAAAATGCATTACGCGCTTCCTTCGAAGGACTCGATGTTCCTGGCTCGTAATCCTCATTAAGGATCATCTTCAATAATTTTGTTTCGTATTTTCTGTTACTCATGATATTAATCAGTTGTTAATTCAGATGGAATATTTCCAAATAGGTCCGGAATGAATCCAGTACCTCGTTGACCTTCGGTATTTGTCGGACCATAAATACTCGAATGCGATGCAGATTTAAGTTCTGAATGCTGTACTCCTCCCTGGGTAACTGGATTGCCTAAGGGAGCATTCGTTAATGGACTAGTATTTGGTCCTAGGACTGTACCCGTACCTCTCTGGCCAGGATTATTTGGTCCGTATTGTGATGTGCCTGCTAAATCTTCTAATGCCATTAGAACTCCGTTATTATATCAGTAATCAATCTTTCAATTGATTCAAATTTATTTAATTCTTGATGCGTCTTCCCTTCGTTCACTGGAGATAAAAATGCTCCGTGGGTAGATGGGTTTGATACAAAATCAAACGCAATTAATTCAAAGTCTGGCTGCACTTGTAGTGCATTGCTGCCATCTTCATTTACAATTTCTTTTACTGAACCCATCCCTCTTGAAGAAATACCTAATCTAATTCCGGACTGGAAAAGTTCTTTCAAGATATTACCTGATGGTGTTCCTAATACTTCTACTGCTCCAACTAGGTCATTACCCTTCCATTGCATCTCAATTACATTATGAGAAACGTTATTAAGATTCACAACTGATGAATCTGGATGGTCTAGTTCTCCCATCGCTCTACGCTCTGCAACAAAATTTTGAGTATATTTAGTTGCTTCACGCATTAATATTTCTTTTGGATATACACGACCGTTTTGGTTTTTAGACTCCGCACGTTGTAGTACTCCCCTTACAATTAATCGTCCATTGTTCTTAGCCAATGACTCATTAATTTGCTGAGGCGTTACTTCGAATACTGTATAGTCAACCAATAATTGCTTTTCCATTATTATAGTCCTTTCATAAACAATCCAGAATTAATGAATTGTTGTTGTTGTGCAAGTCTTTTACGTTCGTCTGAATAACGACGTTTAAGTTGTTCCATTGTTAGCTCTTTGCCTTCATGGGCTTTAACAAACTGTGTCCAAGATCGATCTGGTATCATTGCGATAGTTCTTTTAATCTATTTGAAATTTTTGTAATACGCTCATTAATTTTCAAAAAACGCTTTCCAGTGGACTTCCAAAAATGGGAAGAATCAACACCAGACTCTTGTTTTAGCTTTAAATTATTGTGTACAATCTTTTCTATTTCAGCTAACATTTTGTTAACTTCTGCAATTCCTTTGTTGACTTTCTGACTAGGGGATGAAGTAGGATCCTTTTTAAACTCTCTATATGAAACTGCTTCATTTACAAATACGTATGTAGCAGGGTCGCCATTTCGCTGAGTACCGTCTATTGCTACATTTTCCATTCCATATTTTTTTACTAATGCTTTTACTGCTTCCTTATCCTTTGCCGGCGTAGTCATTTTCCAGTCGCCGTCTTCCTTCTCGAACATATGTATTAACAAATCCTCTCGACTAACTGGATGGGTACCTATTTGGTATTTGCTTGGCTTGCCTATAGATTCTTCAATATCATTAATACCGTACATTTCAGACATCATTTTCTTGAACAAGGATTGTGATTCAACAACTTTAGTATGATTCTTAGTCTTCTTCATTTTCTTTAGTCCTAACTGCTCAGCATTATCATTCTCATCTTCTTCATCGCCAAAAGCTTTTGGAGTACGTGGAGGGCCTGATCCTCCATCTATGGCTCCAGTAACAGACATTTCATCAAGTTCGTCCGTCCACTTTTCTTTCATCTCTTTAAGATATCTCATCACTGAAACCTTTTGAATACATATACAACGCCAGAGCCTCCAGTAACTACTCTTTTCAATCCGATATCATATATAGTATTTGCAGTAAATACTGCAGCATCAATAACTGTACCATTAGAAGCAGTAACTTCTAATCCGGATGCACTTTGTACTAATATTGCTCCATATCCATATAATGACCCTGTCAACTCTACCGAGTCATTTGCAATACGTATTGGCTCAACGTAACGACCGGGGTGGCCTAATCTTTTAAATTCGTCTACATCTGCTGGATTATATGATAGATCGGTCCTTGCCATTACTTAGCTCCTATTTTTTTAATTTCTTCTATTAGCTCATAATACCTCAGTATTGTTAAGACATCTTTATCTTTAATTACATGACGCTTATTAAGCTCTTCTAGCATGTTAGAAATTTCATGCAATTTAATTCTTACAACCTTACTAGGAATAGTACTGGCCAACTTATCTAAGTCCGTTTTAATTGTTACAACTTCTGATAGGATATAATCTTTCAATTTAACCGTATCAGTAACATTATTAATATACTCACGAAGTAGTTTTTTCTGCTTAGTACCTAGGTCTGAATATTTCTGATTGAATTTATCTATTACAATCTTACTAGCTAATATACGAATGTCTTTATGTTCGTTGACAAGGACTGCCTTTTCTTCTACTTTCTGGTTCTTGTCGCGTTGAACATGTTCTGTTATGCCGAATTTTGTTTCTACATATTCTTTCGGGTCATCTACTTCATTATACTCAAACAGCTTAAAGATAGATGCTTGTAGTTTATAATTAGTAACTCGTGCTTTGAAAAATTCATTCGGATTACAAAACTCTTTAAGGTCTTTAATAAGATTATACTTAGCACGACGTAGTTCCGATTCGGATAACTTTCCCCTTGTATTGATTACTGCCTCGACAAACTTTTCAGCTTTTGTCTCTGTCGGGAATGTCTCTTCCGACAAGGCGCGGTATAACTTAAGTTCTTTAAATAGAACTGAATTGGCATTGAAATGCTTTCTGATTAGTCTTAAAGCATTCGACTTACTGCCATCCATAGTATCCGCAGCTACCTGGCGTATCAATAGCTCAAAAATTAACCCGGTATTTTTTACTTTAGAATGTTTCAGTCGTGCCATAAAATACGTCCTCTCATATATTCATGATTATTTTTAATAAATATACAATACTTAAGGAAACTATTGTTAAGTTACTCCTCTAAAAGGTTCTTCTCATCCAACAATGTACCGTTGTCTTTATCGACCTCTTCCTTGATCAAAGTCTTACGTATTACATCTTTAGACTTCATGGAAGCTACCAACGCAGATATCTCTGCATTCTCCATAGAAAACGGTCCGGATTTCTTCTTACGAGTATCTAATGGACTAGAATTTTGTTGCAATGATGTAGCTAACTCTTTTCCGGCTAGAGGATCGCGACCGAATGGCGACTTATGAGACCGGCCAGTAACGTTGCCTTTTGGTCTTCCTGGGCCTGGAACAACTTCTGGATGTAATTCTGGCATATCTGACTTATTAACATACATTGCTGCGATATCATGAGGAGTACCAAAGCTCTGATGAGTCTTAGTCGGGTCATTACCTTCTGATGCAATTTGATCCTTTCTGAAGTCCTCTTTCAAGTCATTAATAACTTGAGCTTGCATTGTCTGCCATTCGACTTGAGTCAATCCGTATATGTTTTCGTATATCCATTGATTAGAGAACATTCTAGATTCTTTAAGATTCTGGGCTAATGTTACCTTTTCGCTTAGAGTTTCTACTTTCTGTTTTTCATATATCAATGAAGGGTTAGTTAGAGATAAGTCGAAATTAATCAAATCTTCATCAGTGAACCCTTGAGCATATAAATGAATTACAGCAATTTTAGTAAGTTCAGAAACAAATATCTTCTGAATACGTTCAATCGTACGTGCAAATCTAATATCTTCTTGTGCTAAAGTACCTTTACCTTCTACGCCTTCATCGTAACCTAAGAAAGCTTTTGGTATCTTTAATGCGCTAAATTGTTTATTCTTAAGATAATCGATATCATCAATTTGTCCGTCAGAGGATAGTCCGGGCAATGTATCAATTTCTGTGCCGCTTTCTCCGCCTCTAACTGGCATGAAGTAATCTTCAATACTATTTTGTATGTTGAACTTAAGATTATAATCTCCTGTAGTCTCATCAATATACGGAACTTTCTTCATTCCATTAATAATGTTCTGCATATGCTGATCTACTTCATTAGGCGGAATGTTTCCTATATCAATCTTGAAGATCCTACGCTCCGGTGCTCTCATTATCCTATGAATAAGCATAGCATCTTCCATAAGAGATAACTGTTTAAATATCTTACGAGCTGGCTCTATCATTGACTTACCATATGGCAAGAAGTTAGTATCCGACAATAATCGAAAATGAGCAATTTCAAATGGTTCAAATATCTTCTGCTCTCCCCTACTCGCAATAAATGATCCAGCTGAATGAGTGCCTTCTAATACAAATCTATGAGCATAAGGATTTTCTAATTCATATCCTTCTTCTCTACGTATCTCATATGGAGATATAGGCACTACATTTATAATCCCAATGTCTTCTTCAATATCTAAATGTAGATAAAAATCTCCATACTTACAAGCATTACGGATCCACGGCCATAGATTGAAATCGATATTTAAAATGTCATTAAATAGATTACGTAGAACCTTTACAATCCTTTCATCGTGTGATCTAATTGTAAGTGTATCGCCGTCATTGTCTTTAACTGTAGATTCATCTGCGTAGATATCTAACGCTGAACTAATAATAGGATCAGCATCCATTGCTTCATAGTCACGGAATAACTGGATCTTTGCAGTATGGAATGATTGATTTTGTCCATATGTATTATAGCCAGGCATTCCTCTATGAACACCGTTAAACCTATCTACATGGTTTCTGTTTGATAAATTACCGCTAGACTGCAGTCGGTTCGAGTCGACTACTTTAAGTCTATTCTTTGAAATCCTACGTACTATTACATTTGTAGAAAATAGACGTGAAAGCCTGGCCCGTAATGATGTATCTACCATGAAATTTGCGTTTTAAATAAATATTAGATTAACCAGGTAAGATCTTCATCTCCCTGGCCATTTGGGTTCCAATTCCACTCATCCTGCTTCTTTTTAGCGTTAGTATACACTCCTTGCACCTTCCCGAAGTGTCCTAAAGAACGTCTGGATAACTCGATTCCTTGTTGTTGTAACCTTATCGCCGTATCACGTATCCATAATGCAATTGCAAATGACATTACCAAGTCATCATTATATCCTTGTTGTGCTTCCGCTTTATGGCCACGCCAGATAAATGTAAGCAATTCACCATGTAAACGTTCTGAGTGAATAATTGGTACTTTCTTTCTGAAGTATGTTTCTAGTTTTGATATAATAAGAGGACGGGTCCTAGCATTTGTCGAGAATCCAACTACTTTCTTATCCTTACCTTTCAAGTCATATCCCTTACTCAGCTGTATTTCCTCATCTACATATCCATCGCTTCTATATGAATAATATAAGTTTTCATACTTACGGTCAATTGCTACTTGACAAACAGCCCATCCTATATTAGCATTTTCAATGACTAGTAAGGCATTATTCCATTCTGTAGCTACATTAACAAGCATATG